CGTTATGAACCACAATGTTAACCCATTAAGACATATTCCAGATTTACAAGTTAGACATGTCGTATTACAAATATTGGCATGGATGTGGTGTATTATATTTTCGATGTACATCGGCAGCTGGGTTGTAATGGGCGTCAGTATGGTGGCTCATGCTTTGGTTTTAGCAGGTATTGTACTTACAGTCGGTACATTTGAAATGGCAAAATCAAATCCTTCATTCTTCTTGCGCAGTGATGGTTATCATTCTACAAGTAGAACAAGACAACATATGTGGATTAATGGAAAGAAAGTGAAACTCGATAAGCATGATCCAGGCGGCGAACACGAGTAATATATAACTGTATGTGGTTATATAATGAACAACCTTACGATGAAACCCCAGATGAGTACCAGGGATTTGTGTACATTATCACAGAACTGGATACAAACAAAAAGTATATCGGTAAGAAGAACTTCTGGCGGCCTAAAGTATTACCAAAAAATAGCAAGAGATCTCGACGGCAAAGAACTAGAGTCGAGTCTGACTGGCGACAATATTATGGATCTAATAAAGAACTTCAAGTACTCATTGAACAACGAGGGCAAGATCGTTACAAAAGAGAGATCTTAATACTTTGTAAAACAAAAGGTGAGATGTCATATTATGAAGCAAAGCTACAATTTAAGCATGATGTCTTACTTCGCGATGATTACTATAATGAATTTATTGGTTGTAAAATACACTCAAGTCATTTACCGAAACAATGCGCAAAATAACTGTGTACATTTGCTGAGAAATAGTGTATAATAATCTTACAATAAAAGTAGGAGCTAAAATGTTGTACACTATCGAACTTGACATTTCACACGATTGTCCACTCATTGAACTTATCAATGACACCAAAAAATACAATATTGCAATTAAACTTATCACCCATAATGGACCAGGTGGTGGAAATCCGGTTTATGCCTTCTTTGGCAAAAACTCTAATCTACTACAATTCTGTAATGACTATGATTTTCCCGAAGAATATATCATGGAGGTGAAATAATTATGATTCTCGTCGATTTCTCTGGCATTGCTATTGCCACTATCGCTGTCAATAAAGTCAATGATGAAAGCATGCTTCGTCATATGATTCTTAATTCACTTCGCATGTATAATAAAAAGTTCAAAGACAAGTACGGTCAAATGGTACTTGCATGTGACTCATCAAGCTGGCGTCGCGATTACTTCCCACAATACAAAGCAAATCGCCGATCAGGTCGTGATGAATCAGATTTCGATTGGGCAGAAGCATTTCGTATTATGCATCAAGTCAAAGATGAAATCAAAGAAAACTTTCCTTACAAAGTTATTCATATCGATAAGTGTGAAGCAGACGATATCATTGCTACTATGGTTGATCATACACAGCAATTTGGTCAGTACGAAGAAGTTATGATTGTGTCTTCAGACCATGACTTTAAACAATTACAGAAGTATGATAATGTTTCTCAGTTTTCTCCTATGACTAAAAAGTTTGTAGAAGAGACACATCCTCGTCAGAATCTACTACTTAAGATTCTAGGCGGTGATGCAGGCGATGGTATACCAAATGTGTTATCGCATGACGATACATTTGTGAATGGTGATAGACAAACGCCACTATCTAAGAAGAAGAAACAAACAATACTCGAAGATCTTGCTGATGGTGAATTATTGTATGCCGCATCTTGGTATCGTAACTACTGTCGTAATGAAACTCTTATCGATCTTTCAAAAACTCCAGATGAGTTACAAGCAAAAATTATCGATGAATTCTGGGTTACGGTAAACAATGTCGGAAAAACTCTACCGTATCTTATAAATAAAAACATGAAGATGTTGATTGAATCCGCGGAGGAATTTTTATAAATGACAAAATATGTTTTTGAAGTTTTGCAAGAAGCAGCAAAACAAAAATTAAAGGAAGATAAAATTAAAGTCCTAAAACAAAATGAATCATGGGCTTTGAAAGATGTACTTCGTGGTACATTTGATTCAAAGATTCAATGGAAACTACCGCAAGGTGAAGTACCATATGAACCTTCTGAAGCGCACAACCATCCAGCAAATCTTCTTAGAGAAAATACCAAGTTCAGATACTTTCTTAAAGGCCATAAGAACGCTGAAGAGCTACCGGCTTTCAAGCGAGAGAGGATCTTTCTTGGTATGCTCGAGGCTGTGCATCCTGAAGACGCTAAACTTCTCATCAATATGATTAATAAAGAACCACCGAAGGACATTGCTCGACCTATCGTAGAGGAGGCGTTTCCCGGCTTGCTCAAAGATTAACCTCAACAATCAAGGTACTCATGTATCCACAACTCAAACCGTTAAAACAAAAGAAACTGTATCAGCAAATTAAAAAACAAAAGGTTCAGGAGAAAAGAATAAGATTGTATTTTATGAATCAAAACTGGCTGAAAATAAGAAAACAAAAAGACAGGCGAAGACGGAGAGTATTAGAAAGATTATGGAGAATAAAACAATTAACACTATTAAAAACGGGGAGAATGCCTCTACCAAGTTTATCTTAAAACAAAATTTAATTGTGTACAATTGAGTTGACAAAGGTTATAATTATATAATGAATATTTTTATTTTACATGAAGATCCTGTCATTGCTGCTCAAATGCAGTGTGACAAACACGTACCAAAGATGGTGGTAGAAAGTGCACAAATGCTTTCTACTGCTCATCGTGTACTCGACGGCTTGCTTGTTCGTAAGCGTTCTGTATCAGGTAAAACCATGGTTAAGTATTGGGATTTATTCGAAGGTGCAGATGATCTTGAAGCCGAAATGATTTACTACAAAGCCGTGCATGTCGGTCATCCTTGTACTCAGTGGACAATGGAAGCAGATAGCAACTATCGATGGCACTATGACCACTTTATTGCCCTTTGTCAGGAATTCACATATCGCTATGGTAAAGAACACATGACCGCTATACGTCTTGGCAGTGCACTATATTCTACACCACGCAATATACCAAAAGGACCTATGACACCGTTCAGACTTGCTATGTCTTCAAACCCAGAATGCATATTCGAAGATGATCCGATCAAGTCATATCGTTCATTCTATCATACAAAGCAAGAACGTTTTAAAATGGCATGGGCTAAAGGTAGGTCAAAGCCTGACTGGTTTAAGGAGAGCTGTAATGGATAAATTAGATCAACTTGATTTCTTATATAAAGAAATTTCTTATGCTGAAAGTCAACTTGCACCACAAGATACTGGTCATATAAGTACTGCTATCAGTTGGATGCGCCACCGTGTAAATGAAGTTCAATCTGAAATTAGAAAATCTCAGAAACAAACTGACCAGTATGGTAGATGATTAGTCAAGAGCAATCACTAAAATTAAAAAGTTTATTTCGAAATCATCCAGATAAATTCGAAGACTTTTTATCATGTTGCAATGATGTTCAATGGACAAGTAAATTATGGAATGTAGATTTACTTAATCGTTATATTAGCTTACATGCTACAAAATTTTCTGATTATAAAATTGCTGTTCTTGGTGGTTGGTATGGATTACTTTCTCATATAGTAATGGATAAACTAGGTGTACATGTAGTCAAAATAGATTCATATGATATAGATAAAAAAACAAAACCTATCGGTGATATGTTTAATATATACAAAGACACGCTAACATTTCATATAGATAATGCATGTAATATTAATTTCGAAAATAGATACGACATAGTTATGAATACGTCATCTGAACATATGACAAAAGAAACTATGATCCATACTATAGAATCTGCTAGTGAAGGTACTATTTTTTTGATTCAAAGTAATAACTTCATAGAGATGGATGATCATATTAATTGTTCAGATTCTTTAGAAGAATTTGCAAATAGATATGAAAAATATTTTAGTAATTTTGAAACAGCTTGTTTACCGTGGAGATCTTCAAAGGGTGCTTCTGGTTATAACTTTGATAGATACTTATGTATTGGAATAAAAAAATAATTCATGATGTAGGTGGAAATTTAAGATCTACGCCTTACAAAGATTCAAGTTCATATAGACCTTTACCAAAAGGATTAGCTATACAGAAAAGTAATATAGATGGACAAGGATTATTTACTAATATAAATTTAGAAGAAGGTATCATATTAGGTGTAAGTCATATACAAATAGATGATTTAGATTTTCGAACACCTATAGGTGCATTTTTAAACCATAGTGATGATGAAAATTGTAAACTTATAAAAGAAGAAAATAAAATTTATTTAGTAACGATTAAAAATATTAAAAGTGATTCTGAACTAACAGTGAACTACGGAAAGAAATCAGAGAATGCCGTTATATACCGTAAAGGACATTAAAACAAATTCTCAGTGGGACGTTACATGTTCTTATGATGAGTTACAAGAAATGCTTGACAATAGTCCGGATTTAATAAAAGTTGTAACTGTGCCAAACTTTTCAACATCTGGTGGGGCAACACATCTAAATAGTAAAACAGATGATGGATGGAAAGATCTACTCGGTAGAATTAAAAAGGGTTCTGGTAAAGGGAACACAATCAAAACATGAGGTTCGTATATGAAGAAGTTGATCTCGGATATCAAGACTTGGATGCTGACACAGGCAAACACGGGAGAACTTATACTACTCCTGATGGTACTCGGTATCCTAGTATTACTACAGTTTTAAGTATACTGAGTGAAGAAAGTATTGCGGCATGGCGTCGACGTGTAGGTGAAGAAGAAGCAAATCGAATCAGTACAAAGGCTGCTGGTAGAGGAACTTTAGTTCATCAAATCATAGAAGAGTATTTAAAGAATCAAGATGTTGATGACTATCTACCACATATTAGACAAAGCCTCGAAAACCTACGTCCAATTCTGGATAGCAGGATCGGAAAGATCTATGGTCTCGAGGTACCTCTTTATAGTTCTCACCTTGGTCTTGCTGGCAGATGCGATTGTATCGCTGAGTTTGACGGTGTTAAGTCAATAGTAGATTTCAAAACATCTCGTAAACCAAAGAAAAAAGAATGGATCGATAATTACTTTGCACAGATGGCAGGTTATGCTGTTATGTGGGAAGAAAGAACAAGTCAACCAATAACAAACACAGTAGTTATCATGGATGTTGATGATAACGAACCTCTTGTATTTAAAGAACATCGTGATAATCATATCAAGCTGCTTATTGATACTAAAAAAGAATACGATAGACGTAAATTATTTTTCTCCTAAATGCATTTTTTTGTGTACATTTGCGTGAAAATAGTGTATAATATTAGTATAATAAAAGAGGAGCTAAAATATGACAATATACTTAGATATGGATGGCGTGATTGCTAACTTCTTCGGTGCAATCGAAAAACGCTTTGAAGTAAATCATTGGAAATCCATACAAGACAGAGAAGCTGCAATAGCATCTCTTCGTAACACCGACTGGTTCGGTACACTTCCGATTTTTAGAGAAGATAAAGATGGTAATATCAGCACATACGGTGCAGATTTATCATCAGAGATTGTAAACTTCGTAAAGAAAATTTCTAAAGGTGACTGGGGTATTTGTACTTCACCGTTAAAAGGTGATCACAATAACTCAGCATACTGGAAACGTCGTTGGTTAGAAGATAAAAAGTACATGCCACCACTGGTAGAAAACTTAATTATAACTTCTAACAAACACAAGTATGCTTGGAATAGATTAACTAAAAAGCCAAATATACTTATTGATGATCGTCCAGATAATATTCGTAGATGGATAGATGCTGGTGGTGTCGGTATTGTCTTCCAAACAAATGAGGAAGATATAGATATACTCTTTAACAAATTGGAGATTGCTGTTGAACGTGCAAGAACTTTTGAACTTAAGGACTCGATTTGAAGATCTAACTTCTGACTTTAAACTTGAGCACCCTGGTTCTGATATAAATACTCTTAAATGGTTTGTTGAAAGCGGACATAAGTCCAATTCACTTCGTGATGGATACCAAGCGGCATATGAAATTGCCGAAGCTATTATTACGGAGTACGAAAATGGCCGCACAAAAGAAGTTAGAGTCAGGTAGTAAATATGAACATTTTGATAAAGATGGTGATGGCGTTGTTACTGATGAAGAGATGGCACTAGAACGCGAAATGATGCGTGCAGAAAATGAAAACAAAAAAGAAGATCAGATTAGGCGTATGGCATGGTTTGCTCTTTGGGGCATGTTGCTCTATCCCATTGGGATTTTTGTAGCTGATACTGTCGGTTATGAAACAACCGGTCAGTTACTCGCTGATATTGCACCAACTTACTTTGTTGCTATTGCTGGTTTGGTGGGTGCATTCTTCGGTGCGCAAGCTTATCAAAAAAGTAGAACTAATGGAAAATAATGGTTAAGTGGATGCTAGTAATGGTTACCATAGTTAATGGTGAACCAGTTGCCGAACATATAGATATATTTAATGGATTAAGTAATTGTTACTTTGCAAAGACAGAGCAAGAATTTAAGTATGACTTTAGAACTATGAAGCGAGATTGGGTTTGTGTTAGAATAGAAGGGCACTGGGATTATTCGTTTCGTTATTAGAGATTGTAATGAAAAATTTAGTATTCCAATATTATATACCCTATGAAATGGGTGATAACGATATGGGCGGAGTTGAATTACCGGAGTGGGCACGTGCAGGTGTTCGCTCCGCTCAAGCATATGCAAAGATATGTGGTGCTGAACATGTACTTGATCATGATAGATATTTCGAACATATTGATCCAAGATTAGATTCTACAAAAATTTTATTCGATGATAAATGGGATGAATATGACCACATCCTATCAATTGATCTTGACATGCTTATAGCAACAAGAGAAAATATATTTGATATCGATATTGGTGATGTGGCTATGGTGCATGAAGTCGGTGTTCATGATGGCGCACAAGGCGGATGGATGCGTAATGTGATGGATGTTCCACTATATGCTCGAGGTATCATAGCATATGGTAAACATTTGTTCGGTAAAGAATGGATGTTTCCTAAGTCTATTTTATATCCGAATGAAAGATTTAGATATCTTAATGGTGGATTACAATTATGGTCTCGTGAAGGTAGACAGAAAGCACGTAAATATTTTAAGTCTATAGATAATTACGTATTGCATACAAGATATACAGAACAGATGTACATTAACTTGCAGTTATCACAAAGTGTATTTAATGTGACAGAACTTGATACAACGTGGAATAGATTACCGTATCAATGGCGCGGAAAACCAGACGGTAAGATCAATCACTTTTTCGCAAGACAAAAATTTAATATGCCACAACTTGAAAAGACGGAGTTAAGTGTATGGGACAATTCTTAGAGATCGCAGCAGATAAACCAAGGAACTTAAATTGGACTGTTGTTAATGTAGCAGATAGACCAGGTGTCGCTAAACTTGACCTTACAAAATTACCTACACCTTACACTGATAATCAATTTGATGGTATATATTCAGAACATTTTATTGAGCATATGTACAAGTATCAAGGTATCAATTTTTTTAAAGAAGCATTTAGAATATTAAAACCAGGTGGTATTATTCGTACAGTTTGGCCGCCATATGAATTCGTAGAAAAGTTAGTAAGCGATGAACAGCTTACACCTGACGAACAAAACTTTGTTGCATCATATCATAAGTTTTATGTAGTAAACCATAACTTTGCAGGCAAAGGACATTCTAAACGATCGCTAAGAGAGCAATGTGCTATCGGATTATTGTATCAGAATGGAGAACACTTATATGTATGGCCTAAAAAAGAAATGATTGAAGTTCTTAATGATATTGGATTTATACGTGTAAAAGAATGTGATTACATGAAAAGCAGTAAACCTGAATTTACAGGTATTGATACACCAGGAGTAATTCGTGCTTTGCATTCTGCAGTTGTAGAGGCACAGAAACCATGGTCATAATAACAGATTACACAGGTCCACAGAATAAATTTCATTGGTATTGGTTACCTCTAATGTATAAACATCAAGAAGTAAGATTCTTTGTAAAAGCACCGGATAGTTTTGTCTATCCAAAAAATCTTGCAAATTTAAATGTAAATCAGAAACCTACAGGTAAAGGTCCTGTACTTACATGTGACTGGAATCAAATACCTACGTATCGTGCTATGGAACAATTCTCTAAGAAGAAGAGAGATTGGCAAGGTACTGCAAAAGATTTAGGTGAAAAGTTCTATGCAGTATAAATTTACAAAAACGATTTAGAAAATAATTACAATGAAAGCATTTATAATTTGCATAAAAGAAAATAGTATATCGGAAAAAGGTGCTAGTGCGTGTATTTCATCTTCGAAGAAAGTTCGCAATGATTTTGCTATAGACACATTTGATGCTGTTACACCTGACATGGCCAATACAGTAATGATAGGAAATGGATTAAAATGGAAATATCCATGGGAAGGTCAGGAAACTGATTTAAAAACCGGACTTATTAAATCTGCATATCAAACTGAAAATAAGAATGCACGTATCGCATGCGCTATGAGTCATTGGTTGTTATGGCATAAATGTAAGACTACTGATGAATCTCTTCTTATACTCGAACATGATGCTATCTTTACTGAAAAGCTTGATTGCGAATCTATTTTAAAAAGTAATTACGACATTGTTGGAATTAATAGTCCTGCATCTGCTACTCGACGTGCACATATATTTCATGATAAAATTAAAGAAAGACCAGGTTGGGTTCAACCTGTACCTGCAGTCGATGAGTTTAATATACCACAAGGTCTTGCCGGTAATTCGGCATATATAATTAAACCTGACGGAGCAAAGAATCTTTTAGATGCAGTTCGTCAACACGGTCTTTGGCCAAATGATGCAATTATGTGTAAACAAATTGTTCCTAAGCTTGGCGTAACAAAGACATATTTTACAAGAGTACAAGGGTTACCTTCAACAACGGTGAATTAAATGAAAGAATTTATATTAGTAATTAGTATGTGGGGTAGTGATGGTGTAACTAATCATTATATTGGGCAACTAGCACTACAGCAACCAATGACAGAAAAACAGTGCCACTTTATGATTGATGAAGGTATGTGGGCTGCACAATATGATAATGACTTTTATGAGATGAGGGCACATTGCTTTCCAAAGGATTGCGCGGGAAAGAAGACTTGTGAATGAAAGCTTTCGTGATTACGATTAAAGATAACGAACAGTCTATGCAAGTGGCAGATCGCTGTATTAAGAGTGCTGCTAAACATGGATTAGAAGTAGAACATCATTGGGCTACAACACCAAAAGATAACCCACATTTAATTCTACATAAAAAAGGTATTCAACCTGCATTTTTCCATGAGAAATATTCTAGACCTGAAAACTGTATGGCTGCTTTCTTATCGCATCACACACTATGGGAAAAGTCTGTAAAGATAAAAGATACTGTTGTTATCTTTGAACATGATGCAATTGTGACAGGACCGATACCGACAGAATCATTCAACGGCTGTATGACATTTTCAAAGCCATCGTATGGTAGATTCAATACACCTATCAAACTTGGTGTAGATGGTCTTGTACAGAAACCATATTTCGGTGGTGCACATGGATATATGGTAAATCCAGAAGGTGCGAAGAAAATTATAATAAAAGCTAAAACATGTGGTGCACCGACAGATGTGTTCCTCAATGTAGATAACTTTCCGTTCTTACAAGAATATTATCCATGGGTCTGTATGGCTGCAGATTCATTTACAACAATTCAAAAAGAAGCCGGCGTACAAGCGAAACACAACTTTAATGAAACATATGGAATAATCGATGCCTAAGATGCCCGAAAAATTGATAATCACAGGTTGCGATGAAAAAACAGAATGGCAACTGTGGTGGTTTATTGAAAATTATTATAAACATAACACAATACCTTTAGCAATTGCAGATTTTGGAATGTCTGAAGAAGCAAAGAACAGTCTTAAATCTTCGTATCATCCTGCACTTTTTTGTCATATGGATTGTAAAGTCAAAGAAGGTATAAAAGGTTGGTTCGGAAAACCGATGGCTATGCTTAAAGCACCAGGCAAAAAATGTTTTTGGATTGATACTGATTGTGAAGTACTTGGTAACATCAATAAGATGTTTGATTATATAGAACCGAATAAGTTAACTATGGCAATAGATAGACCGTGGCTTAAACGTAGAAAAGAAGAGTGGTTTAATTCTGGTGTTGTGGGGTTTGATCGAAAGCCAGATATTCTAAAGCAATGGACAGAAAAAGTCGGTGCGTCACCTGATATCGGTGATCAAGAAGTGTTACATAAAATGTTAAATCCTATTACAAGGATGACATATATAAAAGAGTTACCAAATGAATATAATTGGTTAAGACTTCAAGTAGAACATGATGATGAGCCAGCGACAAATGCAAAGATCATGCATTGGACAGGTGAAAAAGGTAACGATCGAATCAGAGGTAAAATGAAAATTGCGAGGTATGTAAATGCCTAGGACAGTACATATCATTGGTAACGGCGACTCAGCTATGTTTTACAATGATGCACCTAGAAAAGGTTTGAAGTTAGCCTGTAACCTAGCGCCTTTCCCTATTGAAGATTTATATGCATCTTGTATGGTTGATTTTAAAATGGTACGTCACATACACAAAGGAGATATTGACGTACCAGGTGAATGGATATTAGGAGTAAGACCTAAAGCATATATGGAAAAAAATCCACAATTCTTTATGCAAAGGTCGCATCAAATTAAAATGTTCTATGATCGATTACCGAGCTATGCAGCTAACTACACAGATCTTAATTGTGGTCATTTTGCCGTATACTTTGCATGTTGCAGATTACGAGCAGAAAGAGTTCATATGTATGGATTTGATTCCATATTTGATTTTAATTTACGTAGTTTTACAGATACATTTATTAATTCTGATCGTGGCGGTATGAACAATAATCGATTAACCAATAACTGGAGACCACTTTGGCAAAATATATTTAAAGACTTCAGTGACGGTCGAACAGAATTTATATTACATCATATGCATGACAATCTAAAATTTAAGATAGGTAAGAATGTTACGATTGAAACGTACGGTAAAAGAGGAGAAATATTAGAACCTGAAGAAGGCAAATCAGATAAAATATGGATACCTCCTGCTAGCGGTGTAATGTAAAAAAGTTGTTTACTTTTCCGTAAAAATAGTTTATAATAATAGCATAATGGAAAAGTCAGTGATTTTTGTAGATGGTGGTAGTAGTCGACAGCGTGAATTAGCCTTTGATGCAGCATCGTTTGCATGGATGCAGTTAATGCCAAGAATTAGAAAGTGCGTTATCAATATTGAATTAAAAAATCTGAAAGGTTATGATGGCACATGTTTTGACTTTAATACCAGAGAATATTTGATTGAAGTGAATAAAAAGCTCAGTCTTACTGATAATTTTCTTACAACTATCTTTCATGAAATGGTTCATGTTAAACAGTATGTTAGAAAAGAATTATTTAGTGAATGCAATTTCTATAATAATAGAGAAGAATATTTGAGTTTACCTTGGGAAGTAGAAGCATATAAAGTACAGGAGGAATTACTAATCCAATGGCAGGATATGAAGATCATCAGAAATCAGAATTAGAATTATTCCGTCGTGAAATAGTAAATAAAGACGGCATGATAGAGATCTTGCAGAACAATATAAGAGAACTGCAGGAACAATTACAAAACTCATATAAGAGGATAGAGGAGTTGAATAATGAGAAACATAAATTTACTGGCAACAATGATGACGATGTTGGCTATTACCCCGGCCACAGCTGAGACAGTAGTTGATGTAACTAAACAGGTTATTAATAAGACACCATATCAGGTAGAAGTTTGTTATGATCGACAAGTATCTGGTGACAAGACTGGTGATGCAATTAAAGGTGCTATCATCGGCGGACTACTTGGCAATAATATAAAAGGTGAACAAGATGGTGGTGCAATTGGTGCGGTTATTGGCGGTATGCTCGGTCATGCTAATAGTAATGCTACTGGTGGGACACAGCGTGTATGTAATGTTGAAACACGATATAACGAAGAAGTTGTTACAGTCTACTCACATTCCATCGTATCATTCATATATGAAGGAAAAGAGTACCAACTACAGTTTAAAAAATAATTGAAAAAAGTGCAAAATAACTGTGTACATTTCCTAAAAAATAGTGTATAATATATCTATAAAATGAAAAGAGGAGCTAAAAATGTATAAGTTGGAAAAAGGTTTGGTAGATTTCATTAATGCCCAGCGTGCTGAAGCTGATGAGTTCAGCAAGCAGCCTGGCTGTTGGATGGGCAAAATGCCTGAGGCAACTGACCTTAGGTACTGGGAGCTTCGTGTTCCTACCGGTACTCTCAAAGAGTACGAGCGTATCGAGCTCGAGGAGACCACATATTACATGGCAGCAGATGCCATGAGCAAAGTGTATGCTCGGTCTCTCGATCTGCAGATTATGACTGATGAGGAGCTTCATCAGATCTGCGATCAAATGGCTTACTTAATGAAATGCGATGAGGAGGCTGCCTAATGTCTAAAGAAATGCTAGAATATTTCGCTAAAGGTGGTAAGATTACATATTGCCGGCCATCGAATAAACGTCCTGAGCCAAAGCGATCACCGTTTTCTACATTCAACAGAGGTGCAAAGAAGATGAATTTAAGAAATTGGGGATATGCATAATGACATACGATGAATATGGAGACATATTAGCTTCTCCTGAAGTACCAATTGAAACTAAATATAGGTTTATACTTAGCACACATGATTGGTACTATGACTACTCTGATGACAATAATGTTTGGAATAGAGGTTATGCTGAGAGAAAGACATTAAATAGATTGCAAGAGAAGCATGATCCTGATTGTAAAATTTGGAATGAATACGCACCAGAAATGTACAAGCGAAAGTAATGCTTCACTTACAGGTGCGATATGAAGACAATAATTGGACTTATGAATGTTATTGGGACGATGAAAAGAAAAGAATGCATCATAAAGCTTTTCACTATGGAATAGAATTTCCTATGGATTTCTTAGCTTTAAACTTTCATAGTCAGAAACCAATGACAAAAGAACATTTTAAAAAATTTATACACTACTTATGGGATACTATGGAATAATCAGTTTAGCAAAGGCGCTCCTGTCTCGCT